AAGATTGTTTTGAAATGTCAATAAAATAGTTGTAATATAATTGTAATTTTGTTATAATTTAGTTGTAATAATTAATGAGGTAAAAATGAATTGGAAGCAAATTTTGCATAACAGTAAAGATATAGCGATTGCATTGGGTATATCAAGCTATGCGGTCGATAAGTGGAAATCGAATAATAAAGTACCAAGAACACGCTTTGAATCGCTTGTGCCAGTCCTTGAAAAACTAGGACATAAATTAACAACCATTGAAATGGGTAAACTAAATGAACATAAAAATACATGAACCATATCTTAACATCGTGGATTTGAAAACAATACACGAGGCAACAATCAACATATCGGCTACTGGTTGCCTAACCATTAACCAGTTGCGAAACCATATTAGAGAGCTTGAAAAATCTCTATTGGAATTGGAATATATAAATAGAACTGTAACGCAAGAAATTAAAGAGCAAAGGGGTTTAGAATGATACCGCCAAAGGTTAACTTGGGACAACATTATAATTACACAGTAGGGCATTTTACAAATCCTAAGTTCAATTATTTTAATTTTAAATTGCCTGATTTTCAGCGTCCGCTTGTCTGGACGCAAGGGCAAAAGATAAGGTTAATTGAGTCGCTATTGGTTGGAATACCGATTGGCACTTACACAGTAAACGAATCAGACAATCCTGCTTTGGATAGGTTGTTAATTGACGGACAACAGCGTGTTAATGCCATAAAGGAATACGTGAACAATGAATTTAAAGTGTATGGTTTGTTTTATTCAGAGGTTACCGATAGAAAATTCCACAACTGTCAATTCCCTTGTTATGTCACACAAAGCGACGATATAGAATATCTGAAAAACTATTACAACCTTATGAACTTCAGCGGAACAGCACATAAAGAGGAGGAGCGAGCATGAAAAAAGAAAATTTCAAAGAGTATCACAGAAAAATAGGTTTAGTAAGAAATTACATTAAAAAACCTAATAATGATAATTTTGATAAAGAATTGCATGACAAAATTCAAATTGACTTGATAAATCTATTTAAAAAATCCGCAAGTGTGATGTACGAAGAAGCAAACCAACTTATAGAAAAATATGCTGATGATATTGATAAATTAGATGATAATCACGTCAAGCTATTAAAAAAACTCTTAGAGCCAATAGAATTTATTGGTTATGGTGATATGGCTTTTTCAAGTGGGTTTAATGCTTGTTTAAGATTTATTAATGCGTTGAAAAAAGGATAAAACATGATTAAATTAATATTTTTTTGCATTGCATATTATGAAATAAACAAATAAAAAACACCCCCTGCTAGCGATTAACTGGCAGGGGGGGGTGGGCTTATTGTATATCGTGCGGTATGTCATTAATCCAATGCTTGTGATAATATTCGTAACGCCAATTATTAGGGATTTCTCTCATCAAAACACGTGGTGATTTGATGTTTGCTAATGGTTCTAAAGTTATTTTTTGTAAGCAAGTTTCTTTTTCAAAGGTCATTATTCTTTGCCTCCAGTTGAAATTGTTGGTAATGGTTGCCAAGCAATAGGTTGGTTTTGGCATTTTTTTATTCCGCTCAATGGATTATGTATTTCTGGAAAACAAGTGCTATCTTGTTCACACCCAACCCAACCAATAGAAATTTGAAAATAATTATCTCCATAGTAAATATTCTTTTCATTGTGGTATTTTACAACTTCTGCACCAAAAGAAGTTAATCCTAAAATCCTTGTTTCGTCTCTTGGTGCTTTATCCATATTCCAACACCAACCGTCCGCATCAAAAATGCTTTCTTGTGGCTCACATAAAAAATCTTTCACATCTAAGTCGAGGCATATAAAAATGTTTTTATGAAGCTCATTTTTGAGGGGGTTAAAATTATCATCATCAAAAGCGTTAAGGATTTTTTGACCGTTGCAACTAGGAATTAATTTTAATGTTTTTTCATTGCCAAACAATATTTTATACAAAACACCCTCATGTCCATTAGTTTCTAGATAATTTTGCCATTTATTAATGTCAAAAATGCTTTCCTGTGGGGCAGGTGCAGGTGTGGCAAGTTCTTTTATTCTATGCAGAATATTTATTAAGATTGCCTTATCAATAACATATTCAACGCCCATTATATTGTAAGTGCTTTTTTTAAAAATATCTTCAAAGAGGTTATCTAACGCATCAGCGTCTATCATTTTATTTGTCATTTTTTTCTCCTGTGTTTTGTTTAATTAAATGTCTATTGTCATACCAGTAAGAATTGCCAGTTTCCCACTCTACAAAAGAATGAGGCGGTTTTGAGGAATCAATATTTAAAACAACGCCTTTATAATTATGAAGCGTACTAGATACAGAATCCCCCACGCTAAAATCAGCGGTTACGGGATTTTGTGATTGTGTTGTGTATTTCATTTTCTATCCTTTGGTAAAATTGCCAAGTATTCTGTGCGGAGTGCAAAGTGGGTTAAATTGTGGTAACTACATTCCGCTTTAAACTCTCTACAATCAACTGTTCCGTCCTTATTAACGCAAATTTCTGCCTCTGTTACAATGCAGTTTTCATCGCTTAGAAAAACGTACTTGCTATTTTCATAACAAGAATAATAATAAGTATTTAAAACAATGCCATCTTGTTTTATCTCCTCTAAACTCCACTCGTTTAAAAATTCTGTGAAATTATCCTTTGTTATCCTGTGCCAATTAATCATTTGCAAGCTCCCTATCTTGCCATTCTTTCATAATTTCTTCGTCCTCTAAAATATGCTCTGAAACCTGTTTTTTCACAGATTCCCAATCTTTATTATGTGTATCAATATCAACTGTATCACCGTATAAATGGATAACCACTAAATCAAAATCAATGTTCGTGATTACCTGTGCAGACTCTCCAAAGCCATAATCGTCAGTGTGGTCGGTAATGTCAAATGTATAGGATAAGCCGTAAACGCTTACATTGTCATACTCGTTGCCGTCTATGGTGACGGCTGTTAGTTCGGTGGGTTTGTTATTACACATCATCAACACCCAATAATTTCAATTCGACTTCACGGGCTTTTATTCTTTTTTCAATTAAAAATGCTATATATTTTGAAATATCTAAGATTTCTTACCTAGAAAAGGCTTGCTCAAAGTACACAAGTCGGCTTCCATCGCCATAAAATGAGCATTGAATTTCATTGGGTTCTTCTTTTTTAAGTCTCAACAAGCTATCACGCTTCTCTTTAAGTCTATTAATACTTTTTGCCAAATCTAAGGCTTTCTCCAAATTTTTAACTTTCATTTTCATTCTCCTTAAAATGCGGAACTTGCGTCCCAGTTGTTTTAACAGAATCACCATAACAGATAAATTTATACCTTGCAATATCTATTTTGATAATGTATTGTTATTTTTATAACATAGAGAGGTTAAAATGTTATTAACAATTAAAACAATAAGCGATTTACTTAAGCGTGAACGCAATTTGTCAGCAATCGCTAAAAAGGTCGGCTTGACGCATGGCACTTTATCCAGAATTGCCAAAAAAGATGATGCAAATATTGATGTCAGCACCTTGCAGGCTTTATCAGATTATTTTGTGTCAGAATTTAATCACATGAAAAACATATCATTGAGTTAAGAAGGGAATGATTATGAAGAAACACATTGAGAAAATAGAGAATATCCATTGCACAAATATAGATAATCTCACGATTGATAAATTGGGTCATTTTAATCTGTTTTGCGGTAAGTATGAAAATGGACAATATGATATATTTAATTCCATTGCAGGACGTACAGATGATGTGAAAATAATTGATGAGATTTTATTTTCAACACACTACAGTGAGCTACATAAAGAAATTAGGTTTTATTTTAATAATATCAAAAAATATAGCCAACAAATCTTTGCAACAACCCAACGCCTCGACGTTATTCAGGCGTTTGTAGAAGTTGCCAAGGAATACCCTAATATAGAGGCTTATTATTATCGGTTGGGACGCTCTGCTATACCAAAGGACAATAACCGTTCTGTCGTGTCAATGTACACTGCAGACGAATTAATAAAAGCAATCAGTAAAAATAGAGAGGTAAGATGATGCAAAACATATCAGCAATTAGCGATTGCGCAGACTGGACTTATGAATTTTCACAAGAAAAGCATAATCAAGACGGACAAGGTCATTCTTTTTTTAAAGATAAGGTTGCAAAAATAAATTGCGGTTCGGTCGAAAGTGGACAATATTTAATCGATTCGCTTTTTAGAGAAAATAACCGTGATAGTTTGGTAAAAATTTGTCACGGTTGCTTTACTATAGAATTATATAAAACAATAGAGGTAAGATAATGACTAACACAAAAACCACAGTTGCAGAACTGATTGAAAAACTGAAAGAGTTTGACGGCGACATGAGGGTTGTTGTTAGTGGCTATGAAAGCGGTTACGAAGATTGCACATCTGTAAGTAAGGTAAAAATTTCTTTAAACGCCACTACCTCTTGGTATGAGGGGACACATCAACAGTCAGAAAATGGTGTTGACGCTGTTTTTATTGATTATGGCAAATAAAACCATTTTACCCAATCGGGAAATATGGTATAACAATAACGCAAGTCTGGATTCGCTAGGGACGTGACTTGCAAAATGCAAGTCTGTGGTCACTGCGTAGCGGGGGCTGTGGATTGCTTGCTCGGTAATCGTACGATTGCAAGAAAATTAAAACCCCCTAAGTCCACACTTAGGGGGTTTGGTTTATGCGTGGGTTAATCCAAAATTACCATTTTAAAACGAGATAGCCTTTCTATGGAACATTGGCTTTCGAATATTGTTCCAACTATTCCTCCATATATTGGAGTCATTGATACCCAATTTTTATCTATCCGATTTATCCTATAAATTGAATTGAGGCATTTATCCTGTATAACGTGGTCACCTACTTTAAACTCCTGCTTAGGTGTTTCTGGTTGTGCAAGGGTTAATTCGTGTTCCTCTGCATTTAAGTCTGTTTTTTCTTCAAGAACTCCTAATTTTACCAATTCATTCTTTTCAAAAAAATTAATTGTTTGTCCTGATAAAACAGTTTCAACCACATTCACATCAGCCTTAAAATGGTGTGTTGCTTCAAGAACTGTATATTCTTTAGGTCGGTTTAAAAATGTTTTTTCTTTAGCAGATTTTAGTGCCTCATCAAATGTAAAATATTTAAAAATTTCACTGTCACCTGACAACCCAAGCATACCGTCCATTACCAACCAAAATTTATTCTGTGTCATTTTCTGTTTCCTTTCTATGCGTACCATTTTTCAATTTCGTGAAATATTTTTGTTACTTCGGAATCATTAATATATTCCAATAACAATCTATCTGCCAAAACATGGGCTTGTTCAACATCATTAATTTTTGACAGATTTTTCAACTGTGTTACGAGTTCTTCTTTAGTCATATCACCACCACATATCACTTTGATTTACATCTTTCATTCCTCGTGTAGCGTAGTTTATCCACGCCACACACGCTATTAATATTAGCGTTATTATTGTTGGTATCATATTATTGCTCCTTTATTTTCTATACTTTATACTTTAACAATTCAAACACAATATCGCCAATCATAATTTTTCCATTACTATCAAGTGATTCCTTTGTAATGCGTTCACAAAACTCACTAGCGTCTATTTCTTGAGTGTTATAAAGATTAACAAACTCATAATCGACTTGCTTTTTATTTAAGTTAGACATTAAAATAATCCTCCGTCTGTTGTTGGTTGGGGTTGTTGATTTAGTAAATATTCCTTGCGTGTTGTTAAAGCAGTTTTTATCTGCTCTACATCTGTATGACCTGCATATTGCCGTGATATTGCTTTTAAATCATCAATGCTGTTTGCTTGCGATATTTCAATAGATATTTCTTCTATGGGTTTTTCAGGAACAATAATTCCTTTCATTTTTTTACAAAACTTATCACCAATATCGCAAGTCATAATAGTTCCATTTTTAATAATATCATGTATGGGCTTGGGTGCTTTCATAAAAGTCATTTTATGGCTTTCAACTTCAAATTTAACAATAACAGTTAATTCAAATTTGAAATTTTTTTCTGTTACAATTTCCTCTTCTGTGCCTTTACTTGGGTCACGGACATCAATCAATCTGTCCTTTATTCTAAAACAAATAATTGTTGCAACAGGCGGACTCGCCATTAGCGATACAAATTTCTTACGCCTTTGCTTTGGCTTGTTCCACTTCCCTGCACTATTATTTTTAGCTCCCTCCTGTTCAACAAATTCAAGAGTTCCTCCGTCACCCTCCCATTCGTGACTACCACTATCAACAATAATAATTCCGTCTTTTCCAACACATTCAAGCATTGCATTGTATGCCTCAATATATCTTTCTGGTGTAAAGGGAGCATCAAGAACAATAATAAAAAAATCGCCAATTAGTGGGTCATTTGCATAGCATTCAGCACGTCCATTTTCCGTGCATATAACGCCAATTTTTCCATTTTTGCCAACATAGCCACGAGCGAATAATAACGCTCCGTATGTTTTACCGCTTCCACTTTTGCCACAAAATGCAATACTTGGAATCATGTTGAATTTTGCCTGTCTTGGTGTAAACATTTTTTAATCCTTAAAATAATAACTTGGTAAATCGCAATCTCTAAGCTCATCAAAGTAAAAATCATATTTTACTTCTTCTTTTTTTATGATGTGTTTTTTGAAAAGGCTTTTAGCGTTTTCGATTTTCTGATTAGCATTTTCCCAATATGCGTTCATTATGGTTTCTGAATCATTTAAATCACGCAACACCCTTGTTCTAATGTCTAAGCCTTTGTTTGTTTTCAAGAAAAGCATAAAAAACAAAGGATTTTCATTTTCAAAGCCCTCTATTTTTGCGTCATACATAGCTTTGTAGGCTTTTGTGTACCAACGAGCTTGTACATCATATTGATAGTTTGCAATCGTTAAATTAACGGCTTTATCAATATTTAGACTCTTTGAATTATCAAAAGTTTTTAAATCAAAGACTCCCTCTGGAATTAACGCATCAAAGCGAGCTTTGCAATTTATGCCGTCTTCACGCCAAAACACAGAAACTTCTTTTTTGGCATCATACAACTTCTTTGCAATATCGCTTTCCTCAATAATTTCAGCATAAGCACTTATTTTTTTATGTGCCTCGCTTGGAATAATGATAAAGCCTTTTTCATGTTCCTCACGCTCCATATCATACGATTTAACATCGTGTCCGCATGATTGGATAGCGTTAAAAATTTTATCTTTTGTCCATGATTGCTTAAATTCCACGCCGTTATTTGTGCAAAAATTAATCAAGTCATCTTTGGATTTTAAGCAATCGTCCGTACCTATAAATGGTGCTTTATAAGTATCGTGAAACGCTTGAAAGCCCTCTAAAATAGCCTTATGGTACGCTTTGCCGATTGTTTTACCGATTGTATCAGTTTGTTCTTCTTCTTGCGAATAGAGATAATCATTGACCGATACGTTAATCTCTTTGATTGCCGAATATGACAAAGCAGGCACTGCTCTATATTCGTCTTCTGGCATATCGTAAATTACTTTTGCATTATTGGTCATTAGTTATGCTCCTTGCTGTTACAATCAGCGTCACCCACATCATCAGGATTTATAGGCTCTACTAAATCAGACTCATCATCTGGGTTAATGGTCTCATTCGTTGGCTTATAATCCAAACAGATTATTTCACCGCTTTTAATTTGTAGTTCTCTTAGTTTTCTGCGTGTTTCATGGTAAAGTTTTTTGCCGTTCTCCCTCGCAAGTTCAAAGCCTCGCTTGCGTGCCTCATCGTCTGCAAGTGTTAATGTTTTTACAAATTGAAATAGGTTATCCATTGTTTGCTCTCCGTTTTAACAAATTAATAAGCGATTGAAATATTGGCTATTTCTTTTTTAGCAATCGCTGTGACAATAGCAATGGCTTGTTCTTTTGTTATTCCATGCACCAATAAATCAGACACCGCTTGATTATTAATCGCCTTGCGATGCTCTAAATCAGCTTCACGCTTTAATCTTTCAGCTTCAACACGTTCAGCCTCTTGTTTTTCTTTCAAAGCCTTTTCATCTGCTTCACGTTTTGCACGTTCCGCTTCTACTTTCTGGTCTGCAAGTTGCTTTTCAAGTGCTTCTTTTTCCTCTTGTGCCTTTTTACGTTCAGCGTCCAGTCTATCCTGCTCTGCTTTTAACTTTGCACGATTTTCAGCCTCAATCTTTTCTTGCTCTTCACGTTGCTTGCGAATTTCAGCATCATGCTTTTCCTGCTGTGCTTTTAAAATCGCTTGACGCTCTGCCTCCGCCTTGACTTCGGCTTCTCTGCGTGCTTTTTCCTCTGCTTCACGGCGTATTTGCTCTTCACGCTCTTTTTGTCTTGCTTCCTCTGCTTTGCGGTTTAACTCTGCAAGTTCGGCTTGTTGACGTGCGATTTCTTGCAATCGTGCAAGTTGTTCGTTGACATAAGCAATAGAAACATCATAAGCACGCTCTGCACGGTCTTTGAACTCTTGCCAGTCACGTTCAAGAAGTGGTTTAAGGCTTGTTAAAAAACTCTCTGCTGTTTCAATGTTTACAATGTTTTGCTTTGCATAAAACTCAATTTCTGAAATCTTTTCTTCATGCTCTTGAATCCGTGCTTTTTCCGCATTGTTAAAATCAGTCAATGGTTTCAAAGCCAATTCCTCAAGTGCTTCAAGTTGTGCTTTAATGTCACGAGCTTGTGCATTGACTTCATTGGTTTTTACACGCCACTGTTCGGTTACTGTTTTTTTAACATCTTCAATGCGATTTCTGATTTTGGCAATTTTACGACCATTAGCCTTAATTTCTTCTCTGCCTTTTTCTGTTGAAATATCAGGAATAAAAGAAGCAACTTCGTCTCTTACTAAAGTAAGAAAAAGAGTTTTTGCCGTATCGGTAAAAATATCCTCTTTTCTTAAAGTGCGAAGCGGTGCAATAAGTGTTTTTTTGCTGTCTGGTGCGATATTATCAATCGCTTCATAGACTTCTAAGATTTCTTGGGTATCGTTATCAATTACTTGTGTCATCTTGTTATCCTTTTTTAGATTTGTAACTTTTTCACTATGCCACAAATAATTTGATTGTCAACTAAAAAAGTTTGACTTTATTTCTTTTTTATATAATACTTGATATGTTAATGTTTTAAAAGGATTACAGAAAAATGAATGAAATTGAAAGACTCAAAGAAGACCTTAAGCCGTTCAAAGCAACCTATATTGCAGAGCTGGCAGGAATTGGAAGGGCAACGATTGCTAATTTCAAGAGTGGCACACACACGTTTAACACAGAAAATTATCTGAAAGTTCGTGCTGTACTCGATAAAATCGCAAAAGACATATTGGGGGAAGCATGATTGACTGGTCACACCAACCGAAATTGATTGACTAAAGCATAAAACTAAGCCCCTTTCGGGGCTTTTTTTGTTAATTAAAAATTTTCTGGTGTTAATTGTTTGTGGTTCTTTTTGTTTTTTATGTTCTCTATGCCTGCTTTTGTCATGCCTGCGTACTCATCATTCTGATTATAATCACTATCACCAAAATAATTATAACCCATTAATGCCATAACCTTAGCAACGCCTTTTTCTGCGTTTCTGTTCTTCGCAACAATAATCTCGCAATAATAATCTTCCCAATTCTTGACCACCAAATCCGCTTCATAATGCGATGGTCTAAAAGGGAATAAAACCATATCAGCGTCCTCTTCGATACTTCCAGACTGCCTTAAATGATGTATTTCAGGGCGTTTATTATCTGATTTTTGCGATTCCCTATTGACTTGTGACAATGCAATCACTGTTACGTTTAAATCATTCGCAAGCATCTTTAATTTTCTCGTGACATTCCCAATTTCTAAATGTGCATCTTTTTTATCAGGGCGTGGAATAAGCTGTAAGTAATCAACAAAAACAAAATCAAGTGTCTTGCCGTGACGCATTAAATCCTGTGCTTGCCTTTTACAAAAAGATATTATTTGCTCTACAGTAAACGAATTATAAACCGCTGTAATATTATTCTTGCTTCGCTTTGCCGTATCAAAAACATCTTTTAACTGCTCATGCGTGCAATCTTTTTTAAATAATATTTTTTTATACGCTAACGCTCCATAAGCATCATCTATATACTTGTCACGGCTTGCAAAACGTGCTTCGCATTGACGATATGACATTTCATAATTAAACGAAATGATATTTTTATCCTGTGCTGAAAAACGTGACTGTAGGTCAATAGATAGTGCTGTTTTGCCCATACCACTTGCCCCTGCATCAATTATAAATTCACCACGTCCAAACCCACCGATTATATTATCAAGTGCTGTTATACCAGTCATTGTCCGTGCTGATTCCACTGAAAAAGTATCTCGTTCTAGCTGTTCGGTCTGCTCCCTGCGTGTATAGACTGTTTTTCTCGCAAACGGATTATAAAGGTTTTTTTCAATCTCAATGTTAGCATTTTGAGTAATCTTGATAATTTCAGAAAACGGAACATACTCTTGATTCAGCTTGTCCGAAATCTCTTTATATATTTTTTTTATTTCCTCACGCTTCAGGTTTTCGTCTAAAGAAAATGCAAACCCCTTGATAATCTCATCGACTAAGCCAACTGATTGCTTCATGATGTTTCGGATATAATTTTTTACTTCAGGGTCATTGCCACACACTACATTTTCTAAATCCTGCAATCTTAACTTGCCGTTTTCATTTACTTCTCGCAAACAAAAAAGATAAACCTGTCCGTAAAAATCATTCTTGAAATGTTTATCAGACAAGAAATCAATGTCTAATGCTTTGCCTGCTAAAGAATCCCTTAACACCTTACTAAGAACAACCGCTTCCTCAAAGTTCTGCCTTACAACATATTCGCTTGTTTCTGGTGGTTGCTGTGCCTGCGTGGTTACTTTCATCACGCTAAAAAAATCTGTATCCATAAATGCTCCTTGACTTGGTTTATAATAAATATTATATATATGATATTAAAACATAAAAGTAAAGGAATTATTTATGAAATCAGACGAAAAGATTCAGCAGTCAAATATACTGCTTTATATGCCAGCATCACTCAAAGAAAAAATCAATGAACAGGCACACAATGAGCGATTGAATATGAGTGAATTTATCCGCCGTGTCGTGTCCGATTATATTAATAGCAAAAACGGTGGTGATAAATGAGTTTTATCGAGGAAATAAGGGATAGTAACGTATCAGCACACGCTAAAATCGTTGCTATAACGATATGCTCATATAGAAACAGAAAGACAGGGCAATGCTTCCCCTCTCTACAGTTATTATCAGAAACTTTGCAATTATCACAAAATACTATTCAAAAGTGTTTACGAGAGCTTGAAGCAGAAAAAATAATTAAAATCTCTAAGATTAGAAAATTTACATCGTCAATAAATTCTTATGTTTTTCTTACTGAAAATAAGGCTTTACCGAAAGTTGACACATCAAATATTGACGTGTCAAAAAATGATACGTCAAATATTGACACGTCAGTTGACACGTCAGTTGACACGTCAAACCATACCTCAAAATTTGACTACAAACCTATAGAACCGAGAGAACCTAGTGAACCTACTTTACCCCCTGCCCCCTTAGCAGGGGATTCAGGGGGGCGTTGTTTGAAAGTTTTTTATGAGAGTAATAATCGAGAGGATTTTAAAACAAAATGCTATGCAATCGCAAAGGCAAAGCGATTTTCAGAATCCGAGGCAGAAAAGCATTTTACAAATTTTGAGAATTATTGGTTAAATCCTGCCCTGCCACCGTCAAAAGCTTCGAAAAAAGATTGGCAACGTGCATTTGTTAATTGGATTGCCAAGGATAAGCCTGCAAAGGTTAATAATTTTGATACAGCTGATTATATTTTGAGTCGAGCAAAGGAAAGATTAGGTGATTACATAGACCATGAAAGTGAAACAATAGATAGCAATTTGGTTTTTTTAAAACTGTTAAAAAATGGATACACAAAAGAGCAGATTTTTAGTGTATTTTTAAATATTATCAAAAAGCCCCCAGAAAATAAAATACACTCATGGGGCATCATCTTTCAGTATTTATAAAAAAATAACAACACAGGGAATAATTATGACAGACACACCAAAACAAGACAAATACGCCTCAATCCGTCCGTTTTTACAGGTTGCCGAAGCGTTAAATCACCCACAATGCCCCACGAAAGAACGTATCAGGGCAGAACATCAAGCTAAAATTAACAAATTGGACAAAGTTTATGAGTAAATTAATTGCAACCTACACGATGACAATGCCAACAACCAATAATCACGTTAGAGCATCTTACAAAGGGCGTTTGATAACATCAAAGGCTTATCGCATATGGCAACAAAACACGCTGATTGATTTGTTTATTCAGAAAAAACACGCAACAATCACGCATGATATATTCCTAAGCATAAAACTATCACCAAAAACAAAAAACAAAACCGACATAGACAATCGCAACAAAGGCATTTTTGATGCACTGGTTGCATCTGGCATCATTCAAGACGACTCACAGGTCAAAAAACTTCTGATTGAATTCGATTACACCAAAAAAGATTTTGTATCGGTTGAAATTTATGAATATGCTTAAAATCCGCAATTCTAGCCACATTCACCAATTAACCAGTATATTTTATCATTTTAAGATTTGCACCGCTAGAAACGCTAAAAAATAGGGTTTACGTTAATAAGTTACTTAGTCAAAAAATGGTAAATAATTTTTTGATAGAATGTAGCCTTGAAAATTTACCGCCGAATCGGTTACACTAAATCAAACATGGGGGAACGTATGGCAGGCTATAAGTACGATTGGGACGTAATTATAAAAACACTTGAAAGCGGTGTATCACGGCAGGACGTGTGTGAGATGTTTGGCATCAGGCGTGAATATCTTGTCCAGATGTTAGGTTATTTTAATTTAAGGCATCTGCAACTTAGGGTATCACAGCCAAGGCGTAAACCAACACCACCACCAAAGCCAAAATTTACCTGCCCTATCATGCAAAAAATCGAAGTGATAAAACTGCTTGGCAATAAATTATCACCCCATGAAATCGCTGAAAAACTAAGTATCCGTCAAAAAGATGTTGATGTTATCATTGCAAGCGTGAGGGGCAAGAAATGCGTATCATAGCGATTATTTTGTCGGTGGTTATGTGTTTTGCGATTGTAACAGCAACCAATTCAGACGCAAGGGAATCACGGACTGTAAGGATATATAAACCTAAGCGACCACCAAAGTTTAAATCGTTTGTCGCTGGACGTGCAGTACACCCAAGACCAGTTATGAGTAAACGCAATTTACCGCCGTTAGATGATTAAAAACTTGTTGCTTTTTTCGTGAGAGTTGGTATAAGTAATTTAATACCTTACATTTTAAAACATATCGTACCCTTTGTATAACTATTGAAAAATTGACCGCAAAATCTGTTTTTTCAATGGTTAGTTAGGTGCGATATGTTCTACATAATTCACTTGTCACCTTGTATCAGTTATAAATATTTTTAGTTTTTGCGGACTGAATATTTAATAACTTTTGTGACAAGTGCTAACCAACTAAAAAAGCAGGGATTTTGCGTTCCTGCTTTTGTTGAATTATCTTTATAAAAAATTTGACCGCCGACTTGGCGATAAAGTTTTTACTTTTCTTATTTTTATATCTTCATATCCGTATTTTTTTAAAATCTCCTCTAAGGTTTTACAACCTTTTAAATCAGGCGTTTTATTCAATAATTTTATTGCTTCTTTGTGTGTTTTAAAACTTATTTTTTGAACTTTAAACGCATCAATAGCGTCTTTCATGTCATAAAAATTATGCTCAAATTGGTGTTTATTATGCTTAAATTGGACAACAATTTTAGTCCATTTATGCCTTGTTTTATTAACTTCTTTAAATAAGACTTTTCTTCCACATATACACATTTCATTTGTTTCTTTGCACTTTTTACAAGTTTCGTCCCAATAATCAATCATTTCATTTCTCCAGTGATTTTTTGATAATATTCTGTTAATTTTTTCACGTCAGAATTACTCCGATGTGGCTTTGTGCGTCCAGTTACCCAGTTGCACAGTTGCATTTTAGGTATGCCAGTATCGCAAGCGATGCGATACCGTGTGATGCCTAGTGATTCTAGTGCTTGGATTGTGGCTTGTGCGGTCATTTTAGTCTATCCATATTGTCGTCCGCTTGATTGCGTTTTTGTGATGATTATAGTATAACTTTATACTAAAGTCAACTTCTGTTTTGCATTTTTTTTATTTTATTTGCATTTATTTTTTTATGTGGTATTTTTAGAGCATGACAAGACAATCAGATTATAAACCAGAATATGATGCACAGGTCATTGAGTGGCTTGCAGAGGGTAAGACGCTTGTTAATTTTGCTAAAAGTATTGGGGTTAATAACAGTACAGTGTGGCGGTGGTCTAAAGAAGAGTCATCTTTTTGCAATGCTATAAAAGAAGGTCGTGACATTGCGAAAGATGTTCATTCTGAGCAATTTCTTGTTGATAATTTAGAAAATCAAAAACTAAACAACGTTGTTACTGTTTTATACTGTCGCAATGTTCTGGGTATAAAAACCAAAGATGATTCAAATTTAGAAGACTTAACCAAAGCGTTAAATTCATTGACAATCACAAGAAAAATCATAGATGACAAGCCAGAATGAATCGATTGTTGAAACGCCTCGTTGGTTCGTTCCATTCTTAAAACCAAAGATGTTTAAAGGCATTGCTGGAGGAAGGGGCAGTGGAAAATCACATACGGTAGGCGAACGAATGGCTGAATTGGTTGTGGCTGAAAAATGTGACCTTGTCTGTATTCGTGAAAAACAAAAATCACTTCAATTTTCTGCTAAAAAACTAATTGAATCAAAGATTAATAAACTTGGATTGCGTGAATTTTTTTATGTGCAAGATAAGCTAATTAAAACAGTTTTTGGCAATGTTATCATATTTGAGGGTATGGCAAACCATACGAGCGACTCAATAAAATCACTTGAAAATTTTAAATATGGTTGGGTAGAAGAAGCACAAAATCTATCGCAAAAATCACTAGATTTATTATTGCCGACAATGCGTGCAAAAGATGCTGAAATATGGTTTACATGGAATCCTAAGGATAAAAAAGACCCTGTGGATAAAATGTTTGTTGAAAACTTTGATGAAAAAATAATGACCTTTGCTCATGTCAATTATGATAGCAATCCGTGGTTTCCTGATACACTTAAAGTTCAAATGGAATATATGCGTACTCGTGACCCTGAAAAATACGCTCATATATGGCTTGGACAATATTGGAATAATACAGAATCGCTTGTCTTTAAAAACTGGACGATTGATGAATTTGAAGCACCTCAAGACGCAATGTTTAGGCTTGGTGCTGATTGGGGATTCAGTATTGACCCTACTGTTGCTATACGATGTTATATTAATGGTAAAACGCTATATATTGATTACGAAGCTTATCGAATAGGGTGCGAAATAACTGATATTCCTGAATTATTTATGACCATTCCACAAGCTGAAAAATGGAATATGTGTGCTGATTCCGCACGACCCGAAACAATTTCTTATTTAAATAAACACGGATTCCCTAAGATAATTCATTCTAAAAAAGGTGCAGGCTCAATAGAGGACGGAATCGCATGGCTTCAATCTTATAATATTGTTGTTCACCCTCGATGTGTAAAAACGATTGAAGAGTTATCGACTTATTCATACAAAGAAGACAAGATGACAGGTGAAACATTGCCAATTCTTGACGATAAGAATAATCACGTCATTGACGCTTTACGTTACGCAACAGAAGCGTTAAGGCGTGCTGAAAAAACACAAGAAATAAACATATCAATCCCCCCTTTAAATACCCACTGGTGACATTATGACAGACGATAAAAACAAACAGATTTTAAGATATTTTACAAATTCAGAGTCAATAACTCGTGACGTGAGAGAGCAGTCGCTAGAAGATAGAAAATTCGCCTCTATCGCAGGTGGAATGTGGGGTGATAAATATCTTGCTGACTGGACAAATGCCCCTAAAATGGAGGTCAATAAAGTTAATCTTGCGATTGTTCGCATCATAAACGAGTATCGAAGCAATCGAATAACAGTTGATTTTCATAATAAATTTGGCGAAAAAAATGATATTGCAAGCGTTCTTGACGGCAAATTTAGGGCAACAGAACAAGATAGCAACGCCGAAGAGGCTTATGATAATTGTTTCGGCGAGGGCATAAGTGGTGGCTTTGGTGCAGTCCGATTAGTAACGTGCTATGAAGACGAAGAGTACGAAGACGATTATGAAGACGAGGGTGACGAATTAGACGAACCTGCTCAGACAATCCGAATAGAACCGATATTCGACGCTGATTGCAGTGTATTTTTTGACGCACACGCAAAAAAGCAAGACAAAAGCGATGCACGTCATGTATTTGTTGCTTATGAAATGTCAAAGGAAGATTTTATTGACAAATATGGCACTGAAAAAATGGCTGATTTTGATGTCTATATACCGATAACAGGGGCGTTTGATTGGGTCACTGGCACTGATAAAGATGTCATTAAGGTTGCTGAATATTACGAAAAAGAAAAGGTAAAAAAGAATTTTGCTAAGTTTTACAATGCTAATTTATTTAATGTCGCAGGTGGTAAAAAAGAAACAAAAGAGATTGACTTAGACGATGATGATGCAAAAGAATTAATCGCTGAATTAAAGTTAAAAGGTTGGAAAAAAGAAAAAGAACGCAAGAAAACAGTTACAAAAATCAGAAAATATATTGTTTCTGGTTGCGGTATTGTAGAGGATTGTGGGTATATTGCAGGTAATTGCTTGCCAATTATTCCTTTTTACGCAACGCATTTTTATATTGGTGGCAAAGAATATTATCATGGTCATGTACGCTTTGTTAAAGATGTATCACGGCTTAAAAACACAATTCTAAGTATGCTTGCGAAGTTCGCTTCTAATTCATCAACGGAACTTCCGATATTTCACGCAGAACAGATGCCCCCTACTATTGCTCAAATGTGGGCTGATAAGGACGTTAAGAATTATCCGTATCTTTTGGTTAATTCTATTCAAAATGCGAATGGTCAAAGCAATGTTGTATCGGGTCCGCTAGGTTATACTAAGGTTGCTGATTTACCGCCTGTTTTAGCAGCACTCATACAACAGACAGACGCTGACATATCCGAGTTATTGGGCAATCAAGAACAGGGTGACAAAATAGCGTCTAACATATCCGATGAAGCTATTGAAAGCGTACAAGAACGATTAGAGAAACAAGCATATATCTTTGTTACGAACTTTGCAAAGATGCTAAGACGACTTGGCAAGGTATGGCTTGGCATGGCTAAAGAGATATATGTAGAGGATAACCGAGAAGTTAAGGTTGTCGATATAATAGGCAATGCGTCAAAGGCAGTCCTTAATCAAAACGTGATTGATAAAGGCATTATTAACGATATGTCAAAAGCTAATTTAGAAGTTGTTGTCGATATTGGTGCTTCTAGTTCTACACGTTCCGAGAAAAATACTAAAAAACTTATGGCATTGTTGCCATTCATTCAAGACCCTGATTCAGTTCAAAATATCACTGATTTAATCATTATGAACATGGACTTTGAAGGACAATCAGACATTAAAAAATACTATCGCAATCGCCTTGTAACAAAAGGATTAATTGAACCGAACGAAGAAGAAAAACAGGCATTACTTGAACAGCAAAAGCAAGAGCAACAACCAGACCCACAATCGCTTTATCTGTTGGCAAGTGCTGATAAGTTAAAAGCAGATACTCAAAAAATTGCTTCTGATGTTGTGTTAAATCAAGCCAAAACTGATTTAACAAAAGCAGACACAATCAAGACACTACAAGAGGCAGGGCAACCGATACCGCAAGAGCAAACGCAACAACCGCAACCAATACCGCAAGAATTACCGCCTGAACAATTTACTTTACAACAACCATAAAAGAGGTTAATATGACAATTGAAGTTGATGCTAGCGTGCATAATTCCGCTACAGACGATATTCAAGATGCAATCCAGTCCGAAGATGTGACTGTGGGGCAAGATGCCAATAATGACGATGCTGACGATGTAGAAGTATCAGAAATCACTTTTGACGGCGAATCGTTAAATGATGAAGATGATAGCGAAACAGATAGCGTAGCAAGTGACGATGACAATGAAGATGATAGCGATATACCGCCAGAATCTGAAAACGATGAACCACTTGTAAAAAAATTACGCAGAGTCGCATTTGCCAGAATTAAGCAGTTGCAAAAAGCAAAATATGAAATCAAACAACTCAAAAAACAATCCGCTATACAGACTACCCCACAACCACAGACTATACAAATATCCGAACCTGTTTTGCCAATTTTAGCAGAATTTGATTATGATGATGATAAATATCAACACGCAATCAAGAAGTACGCCGATGATGTGGTAAAATATAACGAGAGCCTAAAAACAGTTAATGCACAGAAAGAAGCTGAAATAAAAGCAGTTGCTGACTTGCAAAAAGCGTACATAGAGCAGAAAAACGCTTTAAATATTAAAGGTTTTGATGCTTTAGAACAGACTGTTGTAAATGCCCTCGATATACCAAAACAGCGAATGATTTTGAGGTCTGAAAAGCCTGCTTTAGTGGTTTTAGCACTGGCTAAAAATCCACAAATATTAAGCGAGTTGGTGGGGTTAAGCGATACAGACTTTGCTTATAAAATAGCAAAGATTGAAAACAAATTACAGGTGAATGTGGTGAAAAAGCCAAAAACCAAACCAGAGAAACTATTAACGAATACCAAGACAGGCACAACCGATGCGAAAACCACGCTAGAAGCACTTGAAAAAGAGGCTATGGCAACTGGTGACCGTTCAAAAGTGTATGCCTTTAAGAAACAACAGAAAAAAGGATAAACGATGTCTAATACTTGGACAAAAGATGAGATAACTTTACATGATAAAGTTATCGAAGCGTTTGAAGACCAGTTGGTTATGTCTGAAAACGTAAAGATTGATTCAACATTTACAGCAGACCCTACACTAGAGGCTGATACTAATAAGGTATTTTGGAGACCACAACCACTTATCGAGATTGCTTCTGACGGTTCTGATATTACAGGTCTTATTTCAGAAACAAACCAACTTGCAGTTCCTGCAAATATTGGATTTCGTAAAAATGTCCCAAAAATCATGGACGAAAACGATATTAAGCGTGGTACGAGAGAGACTAGCGTTGCTGAAGCTGCAATGATTGCTTTAGCGTCACAAATTAATATTGATGTCGCAACCCTTATTTGTTATCAAGGGTCAAACTTTGTTAAACGTACTGTTTCGGCTACTGGTTTTGATGATGTCGCTGAAATTGACAATATGTTAAATTCAATCGGCGTACCTATGGACGGACGTTATTTAGCGTTATCCAGTGCCAACTATAACAAAATGGCTTCTAACTTAGCCGCACGTCAAACAATGAATGAGATGCCAACAAAGGCGTATAAAAAGGCTTATGTTGGTGAAGTTTGCAATTTTGAAACATTCAAACTTGACTGGTCTTTATCGTTGACAGCGTCAACAGCTTCATCTGTGACAGTTAATGGTGCTAATCAATCTTACACACCTGTTTCAGATGAAACAACGCTTGTGGGGGTTATTAAAAAAGATAATCGCTTTCAAACAATCAATCTTACGGTTGGTTCTGGCGTTCTTAAGGCAGGCGATTCTATCACATTTGCAGGTGTTAATAGCGTGCATATGCAAACCAAAGGCGATACTGGCAATCCTAAAACATTCCGTATTATCTCTGCTCCTGCAGGTGGTGGTACTGGTGCTTATGTTATTGCTCCCCCTATTATTTCTAACGGCACTGGCGGTGGTGTTGTTTCGGACGCAGGTGCTAGATATAGAAATGTAACAGCGACTCCTGCAAATGGTGCAGCCGTAACAATTTTAAACACTGCAACAAAATCAATCAATCCTTTCTGGTTAAAAAATTCTATTGAATTGATTGCCTCAAAAGTTGCATTGCCAAAAGACGCAGGTGTTAGTGTTGTAAGTACCACGCTTAAAAACGGTTTGGCGGTTACAATGAGTAAGCAAGCAGATATTAAAACATATAAAACCATTTATCGTTGGGACACAGCTTACGGTATTGTAAACTTAAATCCTGAAATGAATGGCATTATATTATTTGACCAGTCTTAATTTATAAACAAAAGGATTTTTATATATGTCTACACAATTAATCGTTGCTCCTTTTGGTACGCAATTAGTAGATGTTGCTATTGGCTCACGTATTGCCATTGCAACATATGGTGAGAGTAAAGCGTCTATTGATATTGCTGACGGTGTTAATCCAACTATTAGCATACGCAATTTCACGCCTTTATCACAATTATCAAATAATGAAATTGTTTTGGGTACTTACATAACCGCTAAAACATTTCAGATAACAGCAGGTGCTGACCCTGTATATTACGCAGTAGGAACAGCTCCTTTTGCGATTGCTCCACAGCGTTATCGCATGAATACGCATCGTCTCTTTGAAGACTTTGATATGTATGTTGCAAACGATTATACAATTACGAATGCGGCAACAGGTACAATCGCATTGACTGATGTTGATGGTGGTGCATTGCTTTTGACAAATAATACATCAGACGACAATGCTATCTTTATGCAGAAAAAAGGTGAGTCATTCCGCTTTGCAACTGGTAAAGAATTATGGTTCGCAACACGCTTTAAAGTATCTGATGCGACACAATCTGATGTTGTTATTGGTTTACAGATTACAGATACATCACCGCTTGATGTTACTGACGGCGTGTTTTTCTTAAAGGCTGACGGCTCAACGACTGTCAATTTACTTGTAGAGAAAAACAACACGGCAACAACGACAGCGATAACAACGCTTGCAGATGATACGTTTGTGACGCTTGCTTATCTGTATAATGGCGTTGACCGAATCGATGCTTATGTCAATGGCGTTTTCGTTGCATCTAGTGTTGTGACTAATTTACCTGATGATGAGGATTTAACAATATCATTCGGTATTCAAAACGGTGAAGCCGCCGCTAAAACAATGACGATTGATTTCTATGAAGCAGAAAAGGCTCGTTAATGTCAACAATGCTTTACAGGTACAATCCTAAAGGTGAGACTATCGTGCAAGTCGATAGTCCTACTGATTATCACAATTTTGACGTATTAATTACGTCAAATATTGGCACAGCGTTAAATGAGGGTTGGTTTCTAACGGCAAAAGAGGCTCAAAATGCGTATCAATCAGTTTCTGAAATTGTTGATGATAAACCGTTACCGATTGAAAAAACACAAGAAGTAATAGTTAAACCAAAAGGTAAATCAAGAAAAAATGTCTGATACAAAAAAGCAAATTATTTTAGACGCTTATGCAAGTTTTGGCTATGTCGATTATTTTTATAATGCAGACGCTGAACAAAACGATTTTGCATTGAGAATCCTAAATAGAATGCTCGCAGGTTGGGAAACTAAAGGAATTTCTATTGGATATAACTATGGTGGTGATATTCAAGATGATTCTGGTGTTCCTGACTATGCTTCTGACGCAGTGGTCGCTAATCTTGCGGTTTCACTTGCAGGTAACGTAGGAAAACAGCTATCACAAGACGCTAAGCAAAACGCAATAAACACATTTAATAATCTATTTACAATGTTTTTAAATGTGCCAATAATGCCTACAAATCCATTGATGCCAGCAGGGCAAGGACGCAGAGTCTATAGCACTGACGCATCTAATTTTTTGAATCGTTGGGGTCAAAATGTCGTGTAGTGACACATATTATCTAAATGAAAATACGACTGTTAATGCAGGCGATTTAATGCGTATTTTTAATACGTCAAATGGTGCTGAACGTAAAATATCAATTAACACGTTAGCAACATATCTACAAACAGTTGTCAACACAGGTATTCCGCAATTCGATACACAATATAATTCACCAACGGCAACTGGTTTTTCTGTATCAATAACAAATACATCAGCGAATACGCATTTAATTTTAACGCCTTTAGCAGGGTATGCAACAGGTACAATCGTTTTGCCAATAAGCACGGTTGCAATAGACA